GATAATCAGAGCAGCCATGCACAGCATAGCTGCACATGACCAGTCCAATTAATAATATCTCCCTGCTTTACCTCACCCTCTAAAAGGGTGAGGCCCACCTCGCCTTGATGTTGACGGAACGAGGACGTCCTGCACGTTCTAAGTGTTTCCTGTCAGCACTTGGCAAAGTGCTGCGCTTAAGGAAAAACTTAAGCAAGGCACCAGGCCCATCCAAGGGATCCTTGGGTAGGACTGATGACACTACATACCCTTTAACCATAGGGGCATGTAGATGCTTGTCAATCCGATCCTGATCATAACCAAGAAAGGAGTGACGACCTAACACTGAGGATGATGGAGCCACTGCTGGGTAATGTTTTAACATTGACCAGAGTTTCCCATCAAGCCATTTGCAGGTCTTCCAGCAGCCAGCAAAATATAGCTGATTGCGGAGAGACACAAGCGAAATGACCTCAGGAACGTGCTTCCGCGTGGTTGGTAGCATTTGGCGAACCTTGACAATACTAACGTCAAAGCCGTCATAATACTCCTTCCCACAAGACTCCCGGAATTTACCATTCCAGAAGGACTTGGAGGCACCTACTCGAAACCCAAAAGTTTCGAGGGTGTCTACGACGGAATGCACAAAGTCTACGGGAACAATGATATCATCCCCGTAGATTCGCACCGACCCAGCAAACTCAGAAAAATCTGAGTGACTGGAAAAGCGCGTGCTAAGCTCAGACTCAATGCCGAGAAAAACTACGGTCAAAAAGACCATAGCCTCAATCGGAAAAGTAAGAGCAGAGCCCATAGACGCAAACTTGGCTATGCGCATAACGCCATGGCCAGGTACGTCAGCCTTACGACTGCGAGTCGCATCTAATCCTTTTTGCAACCAAGGATGAGATTTGACAAGCCGACGAACCAGCTGATTGGAAACGCGATCGGATGCCTCACTCAAATCGAGCGTGGCAAGGGAACCAAAACTTTTGGATCCCTCACAAGCCAGGACCTGGTTAGGGCCCTGATCAGTGAAACCGATTAGTTGAGAAAGGACAGAGTCCTTCTCAATACGAGGAACAAAAGCCTCAAGCAACGCTTGCTGCATATATTGCATGCAAGTCGGCTCGATAGCAATGATCCTAGGCGTTTTCATCGTCTTAGGTACCGAGATAACTTTAACAGGTATCTCGTCCCCAGGCTCGAGAAAGGTAACATCGTTATAGCATTCCGCATAATGCGAAAAGCTAGGAGAGCCATGTGTCCCAAAAGGAAACATGTCCTCCAAACGATCGGTCCAGGTACGCAAGTTATACTTGCCATTACCACGGAGTTTATCCGCGGTAGCACCGGGACCGTGCTTGGGTCTAATATTCCCGTAGTAGATATCAGAATCTACGGACGAGAAAAGAGAACCAAACAGAAGAGAAGATACTCGATCAAAATCTGAAAAATCATAATCAGATAGAATCGAATCACTTTCTCTAACCTCTCTCTCACATTGAACATATCCATCAAAAGCGGCCTTGTTCCGAGCATCACTGCAAGGAAGAAGGATCTTGCTAAACATCAGCGTAAGCTGGCGAATAGCGAGAATTGCATCAATTGATGGATCTGACAATAGCACGCCACTAGACCGATCAAAGACAAGATCGAGGAAACCTCCGAGAAATCGGGGGAGACCTGCTCTCCAAGAAAAACCTTGGAAAGAGTTGCGATCCACAATCCCTTGGTCCAGACTTTTTTGGAAGTCTTTTCCGAAGGATGGTAGGGTTATCGTTAAAAACGATAGCCCCTCGTCTTGTGATCGACCGATGACCGTATTCAGGTCATTGGTGGTGCTAGTGCAACATCTGGTAGCGTAATCTAACGCTACCATTTTCCAGAGTGCAATCAGGCTTTTCATACTGCCTCCTGATAGGGGGTCGGTATCCTTAGCCTATTGCGTGGGCCTACGAACCCAGGTTAGACCAGGCTCGTAAACATGACCATGGCACCAATGCCAAAGGCCATCATGATAATCATGATGACCAATAGCACAAGGGTGGTCTGGAGAAATCCATAATCGAATTTTTCCATGTCACGTCCTTTCCCATCTTCTAGAGAACCTCGCATAGCGAGGTAGTCTATTAGATGTTCCAACGCCGTACTCATCGGCTTATTCTTAGCTTTGTGAGCTAAGTAGAGCCTTGAGGACTTTGTTGGTTTCCTTCGTCATAAGTTCGATCAGTCCCGAACAGACTTCTTCCGCTTTCGCGTTAGTAAAGCCTGCCGGAGGCCGATCGATGACGATATACGCAGACATCGAATTTTCGGTGTTCTGCGTTGGAATGAAAGGATCTGCCGTAATTTCGGTCAGGTCCACTCGCAGAAGCTGACGCTTTCGTTGACTACCACTAATGGCAGTCGAAAGAGTAAGCTTATATTTTCCATCTTCGCTGAGGTACTCCGATTCGAAAGCACCCGTAGAAACACGGGGCAACGATGAGGTAGCACCACCAACTTTGATGGACTGCGGGTCGGTCAACGCCATAAGGCGCACTCCTAACTGCCGTCAATGACGGCTTGTGGTTTTGCAGTGAATCTGCAACTACAGCCGTGAAATTCCGACTGCAGCGGCAATGGCAAGCTGGATAGGGGTTAATCCCTCCCAGCCAATACCAAATCCAAAGGGGTTAGCGGGTCGTCGAATCTTCCACTCTATACTAGTATAGGATGGAGGCGGAGCAGGACATCTATAAAGTCCCGACTTCGTCAACTCGACTTCGGTACGTTTGGTATAATGTTCCATTACGTATCCGTACCGCATAACCAGGCCGTTGATCTTAAACTGGGTGAGGTCATTCATGAGCTCACCCGCGTTTGAGAACCAATCTATAGCCCAACTCCAAGGGGTCAACTCCCAAAGAACATCGGGAGAGAGAACGTTGATGCCAAAGAACTTATTGGCTTTCGCAGCGTTGCTTAGCATTGCTTCCCAGCTGTTTCCAGTGGAAGGCACTGCATAAGTAAAGCAACCTGAGAACCAACGTTTTCTTTCGATAGACGTACGTCTAACGAGTTTACCCAAGTTGTCTTTATCGCGGAACAGTGATGACACATCATTGCCAACAATGGCATGACTGTTTTCCTGTTCAACGAATTCAGACACGCTTCGATCTATCGGAAAGTCGAAACGCCTGCGGACATTTTTGCCCGCATCTCGTTCATATTGTTCCATGACGAGATTATGAGTGTTAATCGTCGTTTTTACTTCGTCGATTTCATTCAATAAAGGCGCCCATCCAAACTCATAATTGAGGAACTCCGAACCTGCAGACTTTAGCAGGTTGGCGCGGTTCTCCCAAGCCTGAATTCCAGGAATCTTGGGGGCCCCCTCACGGATTATTTCCGCGAGGCCCTCACCTAGATGAGAGGATGGATTGGTGGGGGCAACTGCAGATATAGCTTTAGTACCAGCTACATCTAAATCGTGGTCAGTACTTGGCCGCGTTTTCAATATTTCCGCTCGTTTAAGCGGAAAAGGCAGTGCTTCCACAAGAGGAGTGGCGACAGAACCAGAATAACTATAAGTTCCGTCGACAGAGTCCTCCAAGTGGAAAACATGCTCCGTCCAACCTTGATGGGTTTGACCCTTCACGGTAAAGAACGGACCTCCACCACTCCACTTCCGCGATTGCGGAAGTTTAGAGTGACCTTCCGACCCAGTGATCTGGGTACCCCAGTGTGAAAGTTCTTGGCGACCTTTGTTATAAACAACAAGGTTGCCATTCTGTAGGTGCATAGTATCACCTATAGGTCTACGCTCTTGATAAGAGCGTTGTCTTTCACCCCAGGGTTTTGGCATCGAAACAGTTCCTTTCTGGAAAACAATCCATTAAATAATATGGATTGGGTGGATGATGCACTGCAATGCCGGGAGTTATC